TTCCATTGCCATTTGAACCATTTCCGTTGCCATTCTTCTTCGTACTCTCTGTATCATCGGAAGATTTCTCTTCCTCTTTTTCTTTGCGGAGCCAACCACCCATACCAACGACATATCCCATAGGAAGTCTCTTACACTTCTTTGAAGCGTAACAATAATAATATCCTTTCTTACAGGACTTTTTCGCCATTATTTGGTAGTATCTTCTGTATTATTTAGAAAACCTTGTTTCAGTAATTTAGATAGTTCACTGGTAGATCCAACAAACAATGCATTATTAGTAACATTACTTGGACCTTTCTTTGTATTATCTTCTTCTAAGTCTTTTAATTTCTTCTGAAGGTCTGCAAGTTTATCGGTGGTATCTGCAACACTCTTGATTAACTGACCAGCAACTTCATACGCTCTAGGACTTGCACTCTCTGCTGCAAGTTCCATAATACCATTAATTGCTTCTTGACCTTTTTCTACCAGGGAATATAAATTTGCACGAGTATATTCATAATCCTTCTTTATATCATCCTTTTCCACTTTTGGTGGAACAGGTTTGATTGGTTTAGATTCAACAATGCTACTCTCAGTATTGAGTGCTTTGTCAATGGACTCATAATTATCACTCATGATTATTAAATATCAGTTTTTCTAGTTGGACTGTAAGTCTTGCCGTCACCTAAGAACTGCCAATCTTCATCAAATCCAAAGTTATCACCTGGCATGAGAAGTGCATGATCTTGTGAATCAATTACACCATCATTGTTTTTATCTTCTTTAGCAGTTGGTGTAACTGTATAACGCATTTCACGCTTAGCAGTTGCTCTATCGGTATTTGCATACATATCAACTTGAACCTTACGGATAAGTCCATCACTACTATCAGCAATGTGACCAAACAGATATGTTTTTGCTGTAAATCTTAAGGTGTGAATTAATGCTCTTCTTGTATCAAAATTTCCTTCATAATCATCCTGGAAACTTACAGAATCTAGAATAATGGGAATATCTCTTTTCTCACCAATTGATTCAACTAAGTCAATTGTTAAATTAAAATGTGGTTGGAAGTATGGAAGAATCTGCTCTAAAATCTGTAATGAATCATCATTCAGTTTTGAAAGAACATTTAATTCAAAACCAATATTATAAGGAACAGGCATGAAAACCTTTTTAACCTTATCTCCATTATCACATGTTTTGAATGTTTGAACCAAACTAGATTTTCTAGTCGAATCGTAATCAATAGAAGTCATTTCAAATGACATTCTAGGCATGGTCATTTGAACTGCTTTGTTCAAATCTGCCTGTTGAGTTATTCTTGCAAGAAACTTTTGACTGGGACCGTATGCTAGAGGAACTTTTATTTGACTCTCAGCATTACCATTTTGATCAGAATGGCGAACATGAACGTCATTGAACAGTGTTCCAAACGCTATAATCGTCTTTCTAATTATTTCGTGGTAATAATAATTTCCTAACATTAAAATGTCCCAAATGGATTGGTTTCAGTGAAATCTAAGAGGTTATCTCCAAGAGTTTCAAACTCATCGTTCTCGCTATATTTATCATAAGTATCAAGTGGGTTATAAATTTGGACTGGATATGATGCTCCAGAGTCTCTACCAATAATTTCTTCACCCTCAAAGAATACAGCACCCGTAGTTGTTCCAATACCAACATTGGCAACTTTTAATCGCAATAAATCTGCATCCCACTCTTTAACTCTTGCTTCAATACCAGACCTAGAACCATAAACAAGTTCATTGAATATGTAATTTCCAGATGATTTGATTGTTTCTGGATCGGCAATAGTAACCGTTGGATTCTGAGTATACCCTCTACCAGCATCTTTGATGAAGATAGACTTAACAATGCTATTCAATCCATCCTTACCAAGAGAAGCGATACCAACAGCAGTTCTCGCAATACCGCTTGCTGGTGGAGAAGAAACAATAATATTTGGTACAGATGCGTATCCAGTACCACCATCAGTAACATTGAATCTAATAACACCCTCACCAGATGTTACAAGCTCTGCAGTTGCCGCTGCACCAACTCCTCCACCACCAGAAATGGTAATTGTGGGTGCAACTGTATAACCAGCACCTGCCTGTGTTAGGAGGATTTCTTTAAGGGATGTGACACCACCCTTTGTGGTAAGAATACCAATAGCAGTTGCATTATCACCAATTTGACCAGTAGGTGATGAAGTAATTCCAATATTTGGTACTGAAGTATATCCACCACCATCATTATTCAAGAAAATTTGACCAATATATCCACTAGTGACAGTTCCCTGAATCTGTGCAATTGCAGTTGCAGTTCTACCAACACCAATCAAATTCAACGTAGTAATATAACCTTCATCTTGAACTTGAGAATCAATCATCTCAATAGAGGTATCAATTACCTCATCTTCGTACTCGAAGAGTTCACACTTAAGTTGATAAACATAATTTTTTCCTAACTGGTAGAAAGGATCTTCATGCTCAACAAACTTAACTTCAAATAATCTTTGTCCTAGTGGGAAGTATATTAAATCACCTTCTCTTGGTCTTGTAGATAAGATAATCTCCCCTTCTCCAGTTCCATCATCAAGACCTGCCATAAATGGAGCAATGAACTCTTCAAATCTTTCTTTTGATATTGTAAGAATAAGTTCATCTCTTACACTTACACCAAACTTCGTAAGAACATCTCCAGCACCAGAGTATCCATCAAAATTATTGACGTATGCTTCAATAGAATAGTTGTCATCAAACTTGGAAGTTTGAACTTCTTCTATTATACTTTTTTTATTAACGTATTTTCTGGGAATATATGTTACTTCTACACCATGAAATTGCAGATGCTCATTTACAATATCTTGAATGAGTCTCTGCTCAGAAGCAGTCCCTTGTAAGAAAAAAGGATTAAGTGCCATTATCCAATAAAGTCGAGAGGTGGTAATTCGTACTCAGACATCATTCTTCCTTTGATATCTGCAATTTCAGATTCTGCTTGTTGCAGAATTTCTCCTCCATTTAGTTCGATTCCACCAGGAAGTTTGACTCCACGGAATTTACTTAAGTTTCTTCCCCACTGTCTCTTGATAAGTGCAGTAAGATATTGCTTCATCCAACTATCATTGTAAATTTGTACAAATGATTCTGGATCAAGTGCTCTATAGCACTCAATGATGATAAATTCGTCTTTTGGTTGAGAACCCCAATCTATATCGAGATATAATCTATCTTGTCTCTTATTAAATCTTATCTGTTTATCAGTTGTCAATAAGAAGTCAATGTCCTCAAGATAACTCTTGGTCATTGCATACTGAAGGAGTTCAACTGAGTTGAAGTAGTAAAGGTCGTTCAAAAACAGTTGATACTTGATACTAAACATTCCACCAGAAATGGAACTAGTATCAAATTTAAAAATCTTTTCGATTCCAATTACAGAATCGGGAACTTGAATGTAGTTGGAAGTTTCGTAAAAGTTGTAAGTTCTATTGGAAGTATCGGTAGCAGTTGTGTTTACAATGCCTGTTCCAGTAGTTCCTTGTGCCTTTCCTCTATCTACATCATCCTGTGTAATCTTATACTTAAGATACATCTTTTCAACACCGTCATAGTGACGCTCGTTGAAATATTGAATGGCATCATCAACTAAATCATCAATTTGATCATCATCCACGTTGATTTCCAACACTGGAGCACCAAGTTGACGCAAACAGTAATCTATAAGTCCTTGCCTAGTTGATGGTTTTGCCATATTAACCTTCTAATTGTGCCTTGAGGTCTGCATTTTCTTCTAGCAGAGCATCCATTTGTTCCTTGAAATCCTGAGTCAAAGTTGCTAACTTTGCCTCAAGAAGAACGTTTTGATTTGATACTGATGCTAGTTTAGAATTGTATATTTTAATGAGAACATTGACATCCACTTCACTTTGATTTTCCATTAATTACCTCAGAAAGTACCCCCGTCAAGTGTTGAAGTCCAGTGGGGCTTATTAGTATATATTACGCTAACAGAACTGGGAACTGAACCAAGATTAGCGATTGCACCGTTTTGACCTTCTCTTCTCAAATTGTTGGAAGTATTAAATGTACCTTCAACACCAACTAAGTTAACAGTGCTGCTATTAGTAACTCCAGATTCAACAATACCATATGCACCTGTGCTATCTTGTCTAACAATATCGCCAGTTGCAGCGGTAATATTTGCACCAAGAGTTAAAGTATTCTTTGTGATAGCAGTCAGAACTTGCTTAGAAGTAATAACTGGAGCAGCAGGTGCGTTTGTGGATCTTTGAAGACCTGTGTCATCGAAGAATACAACACCACCAGTTGCAAAGTCACCAGATTGATAATAGATACCTTTGATATCTAAGAATCCTTTTGTTCCAGTGACAACACTGTTAGCAATAGCAGCATCGGGAACATAAGTCCATCTTCTGCTATCATCAGCATGAGTTCCATGGTTATCAGCATCTGCTGCGCTGTCGGCAATGGAACTATCATCCATACCAAAGAAACCAGTCTTATTATTAGCAGTTCCAGAACTGGTATTGAATGCGAAAGAAATACCTCTGTCGGTATTGCTATCGTATCCGTGAGTGATTGTTACTTGTGCTGTGGTAGAAATACCAGCAGTAGTGGCGTTATTAAACGTAATTGTTTTAGCGCCAGTATTGTAAGAACTGATTACGGTTGCAGCAGCAATACCAGTTCCAGCAAGAGAGTCACCAGTGTTGATACCAACAACAGAATCCAGAGTCAGTGTTGTAGCACCACTGCTGGCATCTGCCATAACAGTTCTGGTGCTAGTTGTATCACCAATATGGAAAATTGGATCATTAAGAGTCTTGGATGTGGAATTAACTGTAGTGGTTGTTCCATCAACCTGAAGACTACCCTTGATGATTACAGTACCTTCATTACTTAAACCATCGGGATATGGATCCAGATACAGAATATCTGTTCCACCAGATTCTGTAGAAATAATATTGTCTTCAATTTTTATATTACCGAATCTTGATTGTGCGGTAACAGCAATGTCAGTATTCCAGGTCCATCCAGCACCAGTTACCTGGACACGGTCAGTACCATTCTCATCATATTCAATCTTTGCATCTTTATCATCACCTAAAGATACAAAAGTATCATCAGGAATATGAACTTCACCAGAACCATGAGGATCTAATTTGATGTCCCCATCAGTATCAGTTGATGAAATTACATTTCCATCAATTCTAAGATTATCTACGTTCCACTGGTCTACCTTGAGCGATTCTGCTCCGCCCAAACCAGAGTTAGTTGCTGGTGCCATGATGGCAACAACACCTCTATCCGAATTTCTAGTATTATGAGACGCTGCTGGAATATTTCCAGGAGTGTGCTCCATCATGGAGGTGTAGTAATGACCACCAACGGGGTGAGTGTTGGTTCCATCATCACCAAGGAAAATTCTATCCTTGTATTGGTTTACTCCTCCGTAGCTACCAATACCAGTTACATAACCGAATTCGCCCCATGCTAAGGTTGATGGTTTACTAGTACCTGAGGATCTTTTGATCCTGATAATACTTGCCATGTCAGAAATTTCCTCCGTTGATGTCTAAATTCTGAGTCGCGCCTGGTGTAAGAGTCAACGTTGCTTCCCACTTTTGGATTGAACTGTTATAAACCAGTACCATTCCATTTTGTAAGTTTTGAGCACTAACATCGCTAAGTTCAGCCAAAGAGAGACCTTGAGCACCAGCAAGTGAAGATATTACTTTTACTGCAGGTTGTTGCCCTACTCTGACCTTAATATCAGCCATTTACTATAGATTTTCAGGATCTAGGAATTATTTATATTCCTTCAAGTCCCAATCTGCCTACAACTTCTTGTTGCTTCAGATAAAGTTTTGCATAAGATTTTGCAATATCTTTCAATAATGTCCTATCGTCACAAGAATCAATCTCTTTCGCAAGTTTCGTATATTCAAAACTTTTAGAGAGATTTTCTAGAGTGATTTCATTTGGGTCCATTAGTAAGCTCCTTCAGTAGAGATTTGATTTCTTCAATATCCTTTTTAAGTGTATCAAGTTCTTCCCGTTCTGTCTGCCTTCGTTGTTTCATTCTTTTATATTGTGCGTAACCGGAGGTATCCATATTAACGATTGCTCCGGTATTTCGATCCCTAAACAGATTAGGTTCTCCCTCAACGGGAATTAAATCCTCTTGATTCATCATGCTAATGCAATTGCTCTAAAGTCTTTCAGTTTCACTGGAGTGGATTCATTTGCGGATGAGAGAACAACTTTAATTGAGAAAGCAGTAAACTCATCAAGGTTATTTGCACTGAATTGATATTCAGAGAAACCTTCTTTATCACTTGCTGGAACAAAGGCATCCGCTCTTCCACTATT